TTTGCGAAAGACGCTCGAACTCTACACGGCATGGAACCGATAGGAGGTCGCCATGGTTCAGGCATCCCTTTTCGACAACCCGGTTTACCCGCCGAACCCGTTCAAAATTGGGTCCCAAAATCACAGGCTCTATGAGAGGGCAAAGCTCGGCCCGATTACAAACGGCGAGATCATTTACAAAATGCGGATAGCCAATAGTACCGGACGCCTGTCTGAGATCCGAGCGTTCCTGGCGCCGCATGGGATCAAGCTTCACTCCGAGAGATTACATGACGGAAAATGGGAGTACAGATTGGGCGCTCTTGTTTCCGGAACCTATCGACCCGGCTTTATGGAATCAGTATAAAATGACAGATTTGAGAGGTCACTAACATGAGTCCATTCTATCTCGGTCTATCAGTCGGGATCTTCATCGGGGCGTTTGTCGGCGTGATCTTTTTCGCCTTTTGGACGGGTCGTGAATGATATCGCCGCAATCATAGAGGACATCAAGGGGATAGTCGCCGTGCTGGACCCCAAAGGGTATGCGTGGGCAGAGGAGGCCAAACGAGAGAGGAGGGAACATGAAAAAGAGACTGATTCGATGGTTGATCCTGTATTTGTGGCTCAATCACGAGAAGATTTTCAGGGCGGCCATGAGGGAAGAGCAGCAGCACGTTCATAGAAATCCACAGCGGAAACCGGAAAAGAAAGGGGAGGGGAAATGAACGGAGACGTTGAAACAGTAGATGCAGTATGCGCGGAAGTTCCGGCCATAGCAGACGATAATCTGGTAGCCGTCGCGGAAGCCGCGGAGCGCCGGATTGACGCAATGGGGAAGATCAAACGGCTATCCCTGAAAATGACCAATGCTCGAGATTGGACCGATCAGGGCGGGAAGCCCTATCTGCAAGTTTCGGGCGCGGAGAAGATCGGTCGCCTGTTCGGGATCTCATGGCGCATTGACGAGCCGGTCTGTGAGCCAGAAGAGGGCGGCCATTTCGGATACACCTATAAGGGGTATTTCACCCTTGGCGGCGTGACCATCGAAGCTATCGGCACACGGTCAAGCAAAGACCCGTTTTTCAACAAATATAAAAACGGGGACCTTCTCCCGCCGTCCGCAATCGACCGGGGCGACGTGAAGAAAGCGGCCTATACAAACCTTTTGGGATCGGGGATCACCCGCATCCTGGGGATGCGTAATCTTACATGGGAAGAGCTTTCAGAGGCAGGAATCTCTCAGGGATCGGTCGGCAAGGTCTCCTTCAAGAAGGACGGCAAGCAGGATGCCGGGATCGCCTCAGAGGGATCGACGACCATCGAGACATTCATCACGGACATTAAGATGCAGACGAAAAAGAAGGACGGATCGCTGATGAAATCGCCCCTCTATAAGATCAATGCAGAGGGGAAGGAATACAAGACCTTCTCCGAGACGCTGGCAAAGACGGCGAAAGAGGCGAAAGACGCGGCCCGGAAGGTGGTCATTACTTTCGTTACAAATAAATACGGAAACGATGCCGAGAATATCATTTTTGCCGACGAGGGGCCGGGGGTGGAGACCGAGCGCGAGCCCGGACAGGAGGGCTGAGCATAATGGGATCATTGCCGAGACTCAAGATCAAGGACGAGATCCGCTACCGCAAGGGATCCACGGATGAAAGCCAAAATTGTCGTTACTGCATCAATTTCATAAATCTTTATCTTCAACCTGGAGAACTTGTCCAATATAACGTCAAAGGGATGTGCCGGATCATCGGCGAGAGGGATCTCGTCCGTTATCGGGTCCGTGGGGATTATACGTGCGACAGACAGGAGTATCGCCATGATCGTTGAAAAAATTCTTGAAAGCAAGGCCCGGAAGATCAAACAGTTTCCGGTGAACAGCAACAGGGCGAGCGACTTGGGGATCCCCTGCATCAGATACCACGTCCTGAACCGTACACGATGGCAGGAAAAGAGTCTGCATGATGTCGGCCTTCAAATGGTTTTCGACATGGGAAACGAGATCGAAAAGATCGTGCTCCGGGAACTTGACGAGGCTGGCCTGACCGTGATCGAGCAGCAGAGATCCTTTCAATGGCCGGAGTATCAGATTACGGGCCATACAGATGGGACCATACTCTTGGATGACGGTTCATGGCCTCTCGAAATCAAGTCCTGCTCTCCCTTCGTGTTCAAGGCAATAAACAGCGTGGCGGACCTGACAGGCGGTAAATATGCCTATCTCCGAAAGTACCCCGCACAGCTTACATTGTATTGCCTTATGGCGAACAAGGAAAAGGGCGTGATCCTATTCAAAGACAAGACCTCTGGCGCCATGAAGGAAATATGGGTGCCTCTGGATTATGAGTTAGGCGAAACCCTCTTGAAACGTGCCGAGGCCGTCAACGCCCACGTCGCTACGGGAACGCTGCCCAATCCAATCAACGATGATCTATGGTGCGACGGCTGCGCCTTCGCCCACATCTGCCTGCCGGATCACATCGGCAAGGAGATCGAGGTTGACACCGGGGAACTGGCGACAATGCTTGACCGCCTGGACGCCCTGAAGCCAGCCGTCAAGGAATATGAGGAGATCGACGACCAAGTCAAGAAGATGGTCGAGGGCCGGGAAAAGGTGCTCGCCGGGAACTGGTTTGTAACAGGCAAATACCTTGAAAAGAAATCCTATGACATCCCCGCGGAGATCAAGGCGCAATATGAAAAAATCACCCGCTATTGGAGGCGGCAGATCAGGAGGGCCGCATAAGAAAGGAGAATCATGGAAGAGCATATTGGACCAAGAGTTATAGGCATGATCGCCGGGGACATCGAGGCGTTATTGAACGAGAACCAGAGCGCGATTAATGAGGCATACATGAACATCGGAGCCGGGACCAGGATCAGCATCGGCGTCGGCCTCTCCCCCGCCCCCCAGGGCGTTGAAGCCGAAATCAAGATCAGCTTCGCCAGGGAGATCATTGAGGCGCCTGAGAAATGCACGGCGAAGATCAGACGGATCATGAATGAAAACCAAGTCGAGTTCGATCTGACCGCCGGCGACAGGACCGTCCACAGCAACACGACGGACCTTGCAAGGGCGGCGGCGACGATGACATCCAGAGGGACTGCCGCCTGACGTGCGGCGTGGAGGAATGATGAATGATGAAATCTTGGTTCCCTTGGATTTATCTGATGCAATTGCGCTGATCGACCGGCAAAAGCAGGAGATCGCCGCGCTCAAGGCCGATGCGGAAGAGATAGACGAAGAGGCCGGGAAGGCCCGGCTGGTCTTGCTCCTGAATCACGGCCACAAGGGGCCGTACCTCGACGACGGTGAGATGCAGTGCAGTGAATGCGGCATGGGCGACTACGACTTTAAGATACCGCCACTATCCGAATTAACGAAGAGGATCGTGTTTTCTCTTAATGAGCAGATCGCCGCCCTCGCCGCCGAGAATGGCAGACTGAAGGATAAGATTAATCAATTCATTGATGATGAAAGTCACGGTGAGGATCACGGCAGAGCAGCCGACGCAAGGAAGGAGGGGGACGATGAACGAAATCAAAGTGGATAGCCATCAGAGAGATTTCCTGATGATGAAGCTCAATTCCGATATGTCGCCCGCTGCATCAGACAAGTTCGTTCCCCTACTTATTAAAGAGTTGGGAGAATTGAAAGAGATGGAGGCGCACACGGCATGACCGAAATCTTCCTCTCAATCCCCGGCTCGGTGGTGTCGAAGAAGAACAGCAAGCAGGTTGTCATGATCGGCGGGCGGAACTGTCCCCGGCGCCCCATGATCCTGCCTAGCAAGGCATACACGGCATGGGAGAAGCAGGCGCGGAAAGAGGCATGGGCAAAGGCCAGGATACCGCCGCTTGTGGGGCCGATCCATATTGAGGCGCACTTTTATTACAAGGGGAAACGCCCGGATTTATCAGGCGCGATGGAGAGTTGCGGCGACATGCTTCAGGGAATACTTTATGCCGATGACGGCCAGATCGAGAGCTGGGACGGCAGCCGGATGGTACATGACAAGGACAATCCCAGGACGGAAATCAGGGTGAAGGGAATGGTGGGGGAATAGAATGGCTGAAGGTAGGATGCTTTCTAAACGGGTGGCGCGATCAAATAAAATAGCCTGCCTTTCATCCGACACGGCCCGGATGATCTATTCATGGCTGATACCATACACCGATGTTGAAGGGAGAATGGAGGCGGACCCGAGACTACTAAAGGCCGATATTGCCCCCCTCTTGGATCATGTCACAGCGGAAGTTATCAACAATGTGCTACTTGAATTACATGAAATTGGCCTGATCATCCTCTATCTATCCGATGATGAATCAAAACAGTATCTACAAATTACAAAGTTTGAGGATAATCAGAAGAATTTACGCAAGGATAGAGAAGCTCCGTCGCGTATCCCTGGCCCTACTCCGGCGAAGGTCCGGCAGAACTCCGGCGAAGGTCCGGCAGAACTCCCCCCTAAGATTAAGATTAAGAGAAGTTTAATAGAAGCGGCGTCAGACGCGCCCTTTGTTTTACCCTCAAAAGAAGAAATCCAGGAATGTTCTGATCCAAAAATAGAAGAGTACATCCAACAGGTATGCACAAGGCTCTATGAGGAAAAGATATTTCCTGAAGTCCATGCTTTCAAGAATAAGGCGATTAAAGCAAAGAAGAACGGGCGGGGCGTCCTCCATGTGCTTACCAGGTGCTACATAGCAAAACCGGAAGATCCCTGGGGATATTGCCAGAAAATAATTGCAGTTGAGGACGGAAATTACAATGAAAGAGATTACCGAAAAACTGCACAATAGGGCCATGGCAGAATTTATGCCGCTGATTGAGCAGATGGCGAAAAATGGATGCACAAAAGAGCAGATTGTGGACGCCTATCAGAATCAACTTAAAATGAAAACGAGGCAATACTATGAGAAATTAAAAGAACCTATACTACTGAAGGATGTTTTCTCTCAGTTGGAAATAAGACAGACCGCCGATAGTAAAGCGGAGATTATTTTTTATGAAATGCTTAAATCTAGTGGAATTAAATTTACATTTCAGCACGTCATAGGCCCTTATCGCGCCGATTATCTTATTATGGGATTTTTGGTTATTGAGATTGACGGACCACAGCATGACGAGATTTATGATGAAAGGCGCGACGCCTATCTTAGAAAGATGGGATACAAAATAATCAGGATACCGATATGGATTTTAATGTCATGTCCGGAAGCTGCGATTGATGAAATTAAGATGGCGGCAAAGGGGGCTAAGTAATGGGCGAACAAAGGAGGCGAATAATGGCGGAAGGAAACGAACCGAAGATCATAGCGACGTGCCCGGTATGCAAGAAGGATTTTATCGCAGACGGGAAGAGTAAGCTGCTGGTGACATCCTACCTGATCCCCATGGGTCAATCAATGGGCCAGATGAAGATGGCAACGAGCCTGCCAAAGATCGCGTGTACAGGCTGCGGAGTTGAGTTCTTTGCTGCCGAGGCATTGGAAGAATTGCGCAAGAAGGCGGCAGGTGAAACAGCCAAGATCATCATGGCAAGGCCGAACGTGGTGAAGATGAATTGAGATGGGAAAGCTAACCTCGTTAAAGCCAAAGGTGGCTACCATTGACACACACAGAGGATCAAGCGCAGCGGTCCAGAGGATTAGGGGCTGGAGGCTACATAAGATCAGGGAGCGCATCCTGTTGAGGGATGGGTACACATGCCAGATATGCGGGCGCGTGTCTGTTGATCTTGATGTTGATCACATCGTGCCATTGCATCTGGGCGGAGCAGAGAGTGATGAGAACAGGCAGGCGTTATGCCATGATTGCCATAAGAAGAAGAGCGAGCAGGAAGAGAGGCAGAGAATATGAAGCGATTAACGAAACATCAAAGGTTTGAGTATCTAAGGCAGCATCCATTATGTGCTGAATGTGGCGAGCCAGCGACACAGGTTCATCATATCAAGACGATTCAAGATGGCGGGGGGAATGAGGAATCAAATCTGAAGGCGCTTTGTTTTGATTGCCATAACATGACGGATGACCATGCTGTGTGTGTTGGCAGGATGTCGTTTGTGATGGATGGGGAGGGGCGGGTCAAATCTCTGGAGACCTGACGCCCACGTAAC